CATTGAAACTTTTGAGTAAGGTCTATTACTTTTGTTGTGTAGTTCGTCTTAATGGCATTAGCATATTTCTGATATCGTACAGCTTCTGGTTTTGTCATATTACCCATATACAGGGTATCATCTACTTGAGTAATATATTTAGCTGTTTCATAATAAGTATTATCTATAAGTATTTCTTCTATAGAACCGTCAATAGTTCCTTGATTTCCTGTATAAGTAATCTGCATAGACGTATCAATAATAGATCTAGGACTCATCAGATTAACTTCTGCAATACCGCCATCTTCATAACGAATAGCAGCTATCTGTATATTTTCTTTACTTTCATCTAGATTGTTTGCAGATATCTTAATAGATTTGCTGGTCTTATTGACAGGGTTCCCTTGATTAAAATAGTCTCCTCCAAAATCATCTCTCTGTATACCCCTAACAATATCTATAGGTTTAGTAATTGTAGTAAAGTTACTAATATTACCTGCATCATCTACATACCTAGCTGCAAATTGATAAGCTCCTGATATTAAAGAACCTCCAAAATCATCTACTTCTATTAAATCAAGATCAATAGGAAATTTACTAGATGGAAAGATGTTTAATTCATCAGGTGCTTCAAACCCTTCGTCTTTAGTGATATTGTAGAATCTAGGGGATGTAACTCCATCTGTCCAGTATATAATCATTTCTCCCTTCTCATTAATACGAGAAGTAGCTTGAACATTACTGGTTTTTTTAAATCCTACTTTTAAAAATTCTGAATACATAATGTCCTATTATACTATGGTTATATCGTCTGTTGAATATGCAAAGCCTGCATTCTTAATATCTAGCTGCACTAGACCTGTTAAAGAATTATCGTCTGTATCTATAGTAACTACATTACTGTTTAAAGTAAACGTGTAGTCAGAAGATACAGCTATACAGGCATCATATATTTTTTGTGCTATACTGTTAGCACTCTCTAATGCTGTGATAGGAGCTGTAGTTGCAAATACTGAACCACCTATCTTTATATCAATCTGTTCGTTTACAGTATACCCATCATCTCCGCCATATAAAAATATAGTATAAGAACTAAATATTAACCCATTCCCTTCAATAGCAGTAGGTACTTTAAGAATGATAGAAGAACCGTTTTCAGAAAAACCTGCAATAAACTCAACACCTGACGCTGTAATGTTAGCGCTTAAACCAGGTATGTTTGTATTTACTTCATTAGCTAATATTGTTCGTATTATACTTGGCTTATAATTAGGTATTTTCCAGCAATAATCTACATTATTCCATTCAATGTAGAATATGTTATTACCAAAGCTTCCACATGTATCTGAAGCTTGACTAGGCCTGTTTAGCACGTCTACCTCGCCTGTATCAAAGGTAGGATCTGCATCATCATCTGCAGGTCCATTTATAGAGATTTCACCTTGAAATTCATCTACAAAAGCAACGTTAACAGTAACTAACCTATCTTTATTTTGGTAATTTACTTCATACATTCCTGCATTTTGGAAAGTTCTCTGTATAGTTGTAGAGTTAGAACCATTAGCTGGAATGTTTAGGGTATCTTCTACAACCCCTTCAATAATTAGATCTGTATCTATTCCTGTACCTCCAGTATTATCTGCACCATAGCTTATGTCAACTGTTAGTGGTTGATCTCCGCTAAGAGGGCTAACATTTAGAAAAGCATTTGCAATCTCAGGATCAGTTGGACCTCCTGTAACTTGGAATGTTTCTGTTAATCCTAAGAATTTAACTGTGTATGTTCCTAAAGCTATAACATTAAGAAGATCAAATGTTTGACTAGAAGTTGTCTGGCCAGATATAGTTATCGTATCTACTATCTGATTTTCCACAATTAGATCTGCAGATATTGAAGAGCTAGACATATTAGTAGCTCCAAATTCTATTTCTACATCTAGTGGAGTTACTCCTGTGGTAGGTGTTACATTCAAGAATGCTCCTTCTAATCCTTTTACAGCTGTGGCTCCTGAACTTGCCCATGTACTAGGACTTGTAGCATTAACTGCTCTCATTTCTACAGTATATGCTTGCCAGTCTGATAGTCCTGTAAGGGTAAAAGTACCTCCTGTAATACCTGTAAATGTACCTGCTCTTTTAACAACACCATTATTAACTCTATATTCGTACTTTGTAATAGGAGTTCCACCATCATCAGTAGGAGCTGTAAACGTAACATCTATTTCAGTTCCATTTTGATCTAATGAAACACTAACAGGGTTAGGCGCTGTAGTTTGACTACCAGATGCAGTTATATCACCTAAAGCGTTTGTAGCGCGCACTTCAAATTCATATTCTACACCATCGCTAACGTTATATGTAGTAGATCCTATTAAAGATGTACCTTCAGATTGCCATGCTCCAAAAGATCCTCCTACAGGTCTGATTCTAGTTTCTACAGCTGTAATAGATGAAAGACCGTCTTCTATTAACCATGAAAAACTAATCTGATCATGAGCTATATATTGCTGACTTGTTATTGATATCTCTGGAGCTGTAAAATTTCTTTCTTGCAATAGAACAAATTCATCACCATCATCTTTTTGTATTAAAATACCTCCTGGATAGAATAGAACTACATCCCCATTTGGTAAGGGAACATGACCTATAGGATTATACCTATTACCATATAGATCTTCTATAGTAAACTTATTTATAGTACCTTCTTCAGTAACTACCGATCCCACAATATCATTAATATTGATATTTTCAGCGTGCCTGTATGTGCCTTCTGGCTGATCTACAGGATCACAATCAGTATATAAACCTTTAAGTCTTTTGCTCATTGTCTAAGTTACCATATTTTTGCCTGTAGCGTTGATTTTCTTTATCTAAACGAGAAATAGTTTTTTCCATATGTTTCACTCTTTCCATAAGAATACGTACATCAGCTTTAGCTTCTGCAAGCTCTTCAGTTCTTTTAAGTTCTCGTTTATGTATTTCTTTACGTTCTGTTTCAAACTGATCTATCTGTTTACTCAATGTATCTAGCCTGTTCTCTAAGTTTTCAATTAGTTTTTGGGTAGCTACATTGCTAGATTCTTGCTTATGCTTACCAGCATCTATAAATAGTTTGATGTATTTATACATCACACCACCTATAACAACAGATATTACATACCCCATAGTTTGCCAAACAGGACTATTTAGAAATTCTTCATTCATTAATAACCTCCACAATTATATCGTTATCAATTATATTGTAAAGCTTATTAATAGTATGAGTAGAGTTAGTAATGTCTTTTATACCATCACCATCTATATCCACAAAATCTTCACCTACTAGGACACAACCTTTTATATCAGGCAATCCTGTATTAGGATTATTACTTCCAGCAAAGTTCCCTTTATGTATAAGAATTTCTGATCGTTTAGGAACATCTTTAATCCATATACTATTATCAAACTTAGGAGATTGATGTTTTACTGCTTTGTATCTACCTTCTGGTATACAAGATAAATCTATCTTATTGTCTTTCCAAGATAATTCAAGAGTCTTACACTCGAATAGTGTTATATCTCTACAGAAATTTTCATCCCCTACTACACCTATAACCTTAAGATGTCCTAAAGTCTGCTTCTCTTTATAAGTTCTTTCTATAATCAGTTTCATTATTAATCTTTAACTGGTTGATAAGCCATTCCTGCTAATGTAGATGGTTCTTCTGTTCTATCATCAAATACAGATTGTGAGTTTTCTAATACATTAGGTATTAGTGTTACCCAATTCTTAGCAAACTCTTGATATCTGACAGGATCTGGCATAAGAGCTTTTGTTTTAGCCTGAGAGCAATAGTGTTGCCATCTATCCTCTGCTACTGCCCAGGTAATCTGTTGCTTTCCTGCAGGATGCTCCATACCACTTTCAAGCATCTTCATTACAATATACCAATATAACGCTTGAGAAAAACTATAATGATCAGGCACATGAGGAAAACCATCACAGTCTGTAGCTATACCTTTATAGACAACTGCAATCCAGTCTTCTTCAAAACTAGTATGGATATAATTACCCTGTACAAAAAATGTTTCTTCACAATATGTTTTAGCTTGCTTCTGAGAGTTATAGCTATCAATCATAGAAGGATGATAGCCTGTATTCTCATACGTCATTAGTTTAGGAAAATCCTCTTTCTTAGGAGGGTTATCACCTTCTCTGTTAGCATTAAAATATCCATAACGAACTTCATCTAACCTGTACAACCCTTCTGGTAGTACTGCTTTATGAGAAGATGTTTTGACTATCTTAATTTTATTCTCTAACTGAGTTACAGACCCAGTACCCTGTAAAGCCTCTCCCATCCACTCTACAGAATCAGATACCCAATCAGTATCCTGTATCTTTAGATCTCTAAAGACTTTTGAAATTATACGTTTAGAAGATTGATATCCTTGTATAGCCATTATTTTGCTTCTGAGTTAGGTGTACTGTTAGCTGGTTGTTGAAACATTGTTATTTCTCCCTGAATGATATTCTTTGTAATACTCTCTATCATATCCTGACTAATAGGAAAAGGTTCATTCTCATCATAAAGTTCAGAACCGTTAGTTCGTAAAAACTCAAATACTTGTTCAGGATCTTCAAATACTCCACGTACATTGAGCTTATCTGTTGCTACTGCGTTTTCAAGATAAACATAACCATTCTGATATATAGCATATTTATCTTTAGGAGTATACTTATCGTATTGTTTATAGTAAGATCTGGCAGAGTTTACTAATGGAAAAGGTTCATTAAACTTACCCACAGTAGCAATATAAGTTAATCCTGGCTTTCTCTTTAAACGAATAGGAGTAGGAATCTTTTTAGAAGTTCTTCGTAGAAAATGAGTAGATAAGGTAGTATCATTCTCTGAAGAGTTCACTTGCTCTGTAGATAATAAGCCTAAATCCTGCTCAAATAGTTCTAACCTATTGCCATTCTTTTGAGCATCTCTACGTATATAGAGAGACCTATAATATTTAATAATAAACTTGACTTGATCTAGAGATATATACTCATATGGTGCAGGTCTATTACCTTCAATGGCATTTTGTAAATTATAAGCTATTTGATTAAGAGATAGACTGTTCATATTAAGCTCCTGTTGATATTCCTATTCGATAAATTATTTTAGCAACTTCTCCAGGTTGTAGTGTAATATGATCTGCAACATCGAGCACATTTCTTGTAAGAAGTACTGGATTTCTTCTATTGTACCCCCCGTTTAGTGCAACTTCTTTTATAGTGACATCTACACTTCCTCTATTTTCATAAAGTGCTTCTAGACTTATATAAGCTTGATTACCAGACGTTACTACTTCTTTCACATAAGTAGGATGATACCATAAAGACCCATCATAACCTCCATGAGGTATTCGAGTTTCTGTACTTGTTGCGTCTCTCATGTAATAATCATCTATATCAATATCATCTTCATTTGTGCCTACCTGCAACCCAAAAAAGCTTAAATCTGAATCCATGTTGAAGTGAAGGGGCCAGATATAAAATTGACACCCTTTATTTAATTCCTCTAAACGATCTATACTACCTGAAGCATCAGAAGCGTCCCAATCTGTATTAAAATAATCTCTTGCAATCCTATTACTAGAAGAAAGCTCTCTATACATCATTTCATTAAAACCTGCTACAACACCTGACTTGCCTGAAGCTGTAATTTTAAATTCATAAGTAATAGTAAAGGATTCTTGGTCAGCCACTTGAAAAGGAGAAATTGCATCACGAGCTAGCAACGCTACTCCATTATGCCCTGCTTTATTTTCTCCATCCCTTCCAACTATTCTATCATAACCTGATGTACCACTGTCATGGGAAGCTCTAGCCATTAATCCCATTTCACGTATAATTTGAAGAACTCCTGATTTGTTAGTAAATTGCTGTGAAATAGCTATTTGAGAACTATCAACAGCAATAGTAGGGGTAGATATTTGAGGTTCTCCTGAAGATATTTCTATAATACTGCTATCTAAATATCCTGGTAAATAGACATCGTGTAAAGATACAGGATCTGCTGAATTTCCCACAAGAATATTTGTAACCTCAAAAGCAAAAGATCTAGCTAATTTTATACCATTCCCATAATCATCCCAAGAACTTAATACTTTAGCAGCAACTACTGCATTTGCATCAATAGCTTCACCTGTAGGTATATTTAACCCATCTAAAGTAAGTTCAGTACTTGTACTTGTAATAGATGTTATACTTAGTACTTTATAATTTCCAGAATAAGAAGAATCGCCAGTAAGGCAGCACATCTCAGCTTCTCTAATAAAATGTATTACAGAATTTGAAGCATTATGAGAAACTGTAATAGTATTTCCATCCCAAGAAGTTATAGTAAATTGATGAGGTCTATTAAATGATTCTGGAGTACCATTAAAAAATCCATCTATTACAGGCATGACGTAACTAGCATTTTTACGAATACCTCCTTCTTGATATGTAGTACGATTATTACTATACGGGACAGCCTCATCCCAAGGAGTAGATCCTCCATTCATAGACATAGCTAGCTCAGCTAAAAAATGAAATAAAATGCTGTTTCCTTTTTCGTCAACAATAGTTTCTCCATTCTTTTCTACTTTGATATTTAAATGCATAGCATCCTTGTTTATATCAAAACCAGTCTGGATTGTTTTCATTTCTTGCTTAGTTGTTTTAGCTGATGTTTTCATAATAAAATTAAGTTACAATAGTTGTTGCGTGTATATTACCAATATTTTCTTGAATATTTTCTTTAACAGTAGGTTTAGTACTACTTTCAAAAGAGGTACTAAGAGTAACACTAGGGTTTGCTTTATTTTTACGTGCAGAAGTAATAGTGATATTATTTGTTTGCACAGTAGTTTCTAGTGGTATAAAGACTTCAGAACTCTCTACGTTTGTAGATAATTCAGCTATAACCTCTATTTCTGAAGGTACATAAAATATACCTCTAATGCTATTAGTATACCTCTGACCTAACCTACTTCTACCCATAGCTTGAAAGAAATGCAGAGAACCTGTAAAACTTACAGGAAAGGGTATTCTATTTTCAGATGTGAAATCTTCTGTCCACTCTGTTGTCCCTAAAAAAGTAGAAGGATCAAATGGATATCCTTCTCCAATACCCCAATTTATACGAGCTTGTACAGGAATATTAGAGCCATAACTAGCATATACTGTTAAATCAGGTGTTACATACCCTCCAATAAGCTCAAGACCAATTTCTTCTTCGTATATTTCAAAAGCTTTTACACACTCATTTGCATCCTTTACTTCTACAGTGTACCCACCAGCACCTTCTAGTTCAGGTACTTCAAAAACAGGATAGTCTTGCCATGCTTCAGTACCTTGTAGACGGTACTCAAATGGAGGAAAGTTTCCTGTAATATTTAATTTTAATCGTATAGTTGCCATAATATTAAGGTGTTATCTCTGGACTAAATAACCAGAAGTTTGTACCAACATCATTAGGTGCAGATGCTTCTGTAACTAAATAATACGTTCCCGCATAGGCAGAAGGAGGTCCAGTTCCTGAAGAAGCTGTACTTCCACTACTCCTGCACCATTTACCATATTCTTCTGTTGCAGTTGTTTGTATAGTTTCTATAGAAGCAAAAGCAGTAGCAACATCTGTTGTTTGTACACCAGCTATTGTTCTAAATCCATCATCACCACTTTCAAATCCATATGTTGTATTTACTATCGTAATTTCATCTACAGCTAAGTCAGCTTCAAACCCTGTATTATTGTAGTGTCTCCATACAATTCTATAAGGAACGTCTGGAGTCTTATAATTAATTGTTATTTCTTGCCAAGCATTTACACTAGTAAGTACTTCACTGTAAACTGTTTCAAGTATAGTTGCAGATTCATCTATGACATAGATTTCTAGTGTACCTAAGTCATTACCATAAGAATGCATCTGGAATGTAGCAGATATTTGAGGGGCAAACTGTTCAATATTACTTCTAGCTCCCTCTATCCCATCTTTTACAGGTGCAACATAGGCAGAAGAATCGCCAGAAAAACTAGGTACATTAAATGAAGTACCAGTAATTAATGAAGTGTTTTGTTTAACATACCCACTACCTTCATCTAAATAGAGATTATATCCAACTATTTCTGCTATAGCTCCCCAAGAAGCATCAAAACTGTCTATATTTACGCTAACAGTAAAATCATCTATAATAGGTGAAGGTGTAATTGTAGTATCTATTGTGTCAAAGAAAGCATCCCTGGATTTGATAACATATGTTTGCCATTCTACTAAACCAGAAAACACATTACTAGATTGCCATGTAACTCCACCATCTATAGAGTACTCATAGGGTGTATCTCCACCTAAAGCTTCTACTGTAGCATTATATGTAGAATCTCCATTATCTGCTAACGTTACTCCAAATATTTCAAAGTCAAATATAAACTGAGTATCCCAGCTTTCAAAGAATATAGGGCATTCTCCTGTGGGTGATGGTGGTACTGGATTATATGAGATATAACCAGACCCCTGAAAGACCACACCTGATCTCTTACGTTTGTTTATAATAACACTTGAAGTGTGGTTTTTAGGCATTATCTTCTACTCTACTAATATCTTTAGTTACAGTAAATACACCTTCATAGAATGTAAATGTTTGATCTTGATCATCTGTTAACTCTAAATCATAAGGTTTACCTTCAAAAGCTACATCCATAAATTCTTTAGGGTGTACAACCACTAGTAAGTCAAATATATCTAAAGCATCTCCTTGAGGAGTAGATTCTATACTAAAACTACTGTTGGGCATCTCTATAAGAGTTTCATCAGAATCTGCATCATCTTTTACCTGCAGTAAAAATGTCTTATTAGAAAAATCAAATGGAGTACCATCTCTATTATACCCTGTAATCTCCCATACGAAGGTATCATTTCTTTTAGCTACAATATTCTTACAGACAGGATAGCCAGGAATATAAATGTCAGGTGAACTCATAATAAAATAATTTAGTGGTTGTTAAAAATAGGTATTAATTCGTTTTAAGTCAATTTATCAAACTGTAAGTATGCAAGGTCATCATCTCGTAATAGGTTTTTAAGCTTGGTCTTATTTCCCATCTTTCCTCTAGTAGCTACAAATCTATAAGCTGTCTTATTTGTTACTGTACAGTGACCCTTATTCCAATAAAACCTACAGTACCAATCATTAGTAAAGTAGACTAGCCAATTCTCCCCTTCTCCTGTTTTAGAATCATATAAATGTTTACCTTCATCAAGAAGCTTCTGCTTTAGTTTATTACTTTCAGCCCAATTAACTTGTTGGTTACTGTAATTGCGCTTAATCCTAGCTATAGAAATTGTAGAGAGATTAGCACCAAGATTAATTTTCTCTCCTTTTAGTATGATCTCATCCATAACCATCTCATTAAATTCCTGGCATATGGCGGACCACTCTTTATAGGAAAGTTCTCCTCCTCTATCTACATAAAATTCATATATCTCAGGTGAATTATAATTCATTAAAAGGTATCTCTAAAGTTTGCAAATTGTCCAAAATCAGGATTAAATACATGAGCTTCTAGACTCTTTAATCCTATATGGTATCCATTATTTCTATCCCAAGTACTTTGATTGAAGCTAATATCTCTAAGAAAGTTAACAGTATATCCACGTACATCTACTTTACGTAGAAAACGATATTCTTCTTTGTGATGAATGTCTCCAAGAAACATCTCTCTATATTTTGTTTCTCCCCACATGGCAGGTACTTCTTCTGCTACATCCAATGGTAACTGCTTTACTCGTCTCTTCTCATGCTTACCATGTGCAAAAGATAGCAAGTTCTTACCAAATTTCCTGTGATGCATGGGTTTTGATATGTTTGATAGTATTACTCTCTGAGAATTGGCATATAACGCCTTCAAAACTTCATTAAGATAGAAGACCTTATCTTCATCATGATTGCCCTCTACAGGTACCAATTCTACTTCCTGAGCGAATGTTAAGCCTTTAGATACCATACCAGATATGGCAGATACCCCTAATTGGAAGCTTTCTTTCCAATGGACACTTAATTCTTGAGGAGTTCCTGCTTTTGTCTGACTGAAAGAGCCATTTGTATTAAAGAAGTCATTTCCTATAGGAATGTACAGTTTCTTTATTCCATGAGGGCTAATCCAATTATAGATACGTGCTACAGAATCTGCTATTAAAGCTAGATTTTCTTCAATCGTATATCCTTTGCCCACTTCAGATAGTTTATCTATATGGGCATCATATACATTCATAATAGCTGCATTGTTTCCAGTATATAGTATTACATCTGGTATAGATAAAGGAGTTATAGATTCTTTGATTGCCTCTAAAATAGATTCCGTATAATTCTCTTCTTCGATTGTTTTAGGTACAACAGAGTATCTACGTCTACCTGCTGAATCTGTCCAATACTTTACATCGTTATAGGGATCAATTCTATCATAGTCAATACCTACAGATTCACAGTATTCTTTTAATGTCTGATCATTTTCAGCTGTGAACTTAGATTTTGCTCCTGTATTAGGTCTGTTTGAATGTTCATTATCATGCTGCTCTTTAGAGTCATATTCATCATAATTACCTTTATTAGCTTTAAGCTCTCCCTTAGCTTCTTTTACTTTACCAGGGGCAGTCCCTAGATACTCTGCTAATTTCTCTGCTCCCCATTTCTTGTATCCAGGTTTATTATCAAGAAATTCTCGTATTTGAGGTATTGTCATAAAAGTCGTCTTAGTTTAAAGGTTAGTGGCATGGAAAACCCTATACTATGAGTTTCAAAGTGAGTGTTATAATTGTAATAAAAATGATACCTATTCCTAGTCATGAAGCCACCAGAGACAGATAAGTAATCCAAGTCAGTAAATTCCGCACCTACAGTAAAGTATGGCTTAGGATTCTCTACTTTTGTAATAGTCTTTGTTGTATTGATCGTATTCGTAACTGTTCTATTGAAAGTCCAAACAGTTTCTTTAACCAATCTGCGTTTGGTAAAGTATTCAAAATCTTGTGAGGTAAGCGTACCTTGTACAGTTGTAGTCCATAGTGCAGAGATTAGAGAATCAGCATAAACCAATCTGTATTCATTCATACCAGATGATATTGGTACAGGTTTGGGTACTTCTATTTCTACAAAAACAGTATCTTGTTTAGGTTCAGGTATGCGTTCAGAATACTCTCTGTAAACAGCTGAACTATCTATTTCTACAGTAATTTCTTTCTCAACAACTACTTCTACTTCTTTTGTAATAAAGTCTGGAGTGAAGAGATATATACCTATAGTGTAAATGATGAGTAATGATATAGCCCCTCCAATAATCTTAATAGGTGTTTTCATATAGAGAAGATAATAAAAAAGGGAGAAAGTGTGAAACTCTCTCCCTTAAAAGTTTAGATTAAGGTAAATACCTTATACACCAAAAAAGGTGTTAAAATCTACACTATCACTTGCTAGAACGCCTGCTTGGAAAGCTAGGACAATCTCTACATACTTATTGCTCTTAGCAATGTTTTCAGTAGTATTTGTTCTATAAAGAATAGTTACCAGATCGTATGTTAGATCTGAATCTGCAAAGAACTCAGGCTTCTCAGCTTCAAACGGAGTAGCTCTGTAGAAGAATGATTGGAAACCTTGAGTATTCTTTTCCATATTAGCTACTTGTAAATAGCTTCCTGAACCAGTGACAGGAGCAGCTGAAGAAGTCAGTGGAGTTGATCCAAAGTCTTCTGAAAGGGCTGTACGGAAAGAAGTTACTTGATCTTCAGTATCAATCTCAATTCCTTCATTGTTATCAGGTGCTGGAGTAGCTCCAGTAAGTTTCAAGCCTGAAGCATCATCTGCATCAGGTGCTGTAGAAGTAAATCCAACAGCAACATCAGAAACTGTTTCTCCTGCAAAAGGACGTCCAAGAGTAGCTACATCTCCATCAAGTGCTTTAACATAGTACACTGGATAGCCTGTATCGGTAGCATGGCCAATTCTTACATAGTCTCCTGCACTAAGATTAGCTGCATCTCCAAAAGTAGCTTGATCACTACCTTGAATAATAGATACGTCTGTTGCAGAAGCACTACCGTTATTTAGAACAGCAGTAGTCAGTTCACTAACTACATCTACTTGTACAAAAAATCGAGGATTCTTTATAGCTACCTTTGCAATCTCAGTAGCAATAGTGAATGGAATTACACCAACACTCTTTGTAAAGTAGTTTGCGCTCATCGTTGGATATGGCTCATAGCCATTAGTTACATCAACAGTTTTCAGGAAATAATCTCCTGCTCCTGCTTCAATATCTCCATTAGTTCCGTTATATCCTACAAAAGTAACCTGACGAACAGGGGCTTCATAGGCTTTCGTTACAACTTTTTCGATCTTGCCTTTTTCCAGTACGTGTGTCCTTACAGGGCTCTTACCTGCGGATACACCCTGAGCAATGATCATTTCATCAGTAGCGTTAGCGCCTGTAAGATCTAGGCTTCCTCCTGCTTGTGCATCAAATATACCAATTTGAGCTTTAGGTAGCTCACTTGGGTAACTATATGCATCTGCAGCAGCATCTGCTACGGCTGTATTATTAAATAGTAAATGTCTCATAATTGTGACTTTTTAGTTATAGGTTGGGTGTGTCCTTTCAGACACAAGTAGCTTCATTGCTACATTCTTTAAATATATTTATAAAAATTTGTTTATCCAACTTCTTTAGCTGGTTGTTGACTTCGGACACTAGAGGCGAATAAATTAACAGCTACATCTAATATATTATCATGTAAGTGATTAGGTAGCTCAGAATCTGTACCACTCTCTATATTCATAGGAGTAGGTTCTTTTAAATAATCAATAATGACTTTATCTACTAAAAACTTACCGTCTGTATATGCCATAATGTTATCATCATTAATAGTACATAGAGGTCGTTTAATCTTTGTAGTATTAAAAGGATCGCTAAGAATATCGTAAATATCATCTGGTTGTACAACTTCATTAACTACGATTCTCTCTTCAAATTCAGCTGAAGAACGTTTATCGTTTGCTACAGTGAATGATATAGAAGGATAATTATAGTGTACCACACTCTTGCTAGCTAATAGAAACATATAATTACTAGGCAACTCTACAGTATCTACAAAATATCCAGTAGGTGTTATAGCTGCACTGCTATAACCAGTATCCAAACTAGTATTACGAGTAATAAGAACTCTAAAGTCATCTACTCTCTCAGGATTCTGTTCATAGATCCTCTTATCTGTAGTAAAATTCTCATAGGCTTCTTTTACAATAGCTAGTTGAGCTCTGTTTAACCAGTATTCAATGTCATCAGTGTATAATTGAAGCGCTGAATCAAGTTGGTTCACCTTAATCCCAAAGCGATATTGCATTTCTTTTATCGTCATTACTCAGTTTGTGTTTGCTGTGATCCTATAATAGTAAGAATCTTTCGTACAGCTAGGTTAACTACCTCCTGATGCGTATGCTCAGGAAGACTAGTAAATTCAGTTGATTCATTTCCTTCTAGTGAAATTTTCATAGGAGACTTAAGATATGTAAACCGTATATCAGTAGTATTATCCAGACTATTTAGAGAATCACCTATTACTATAACAGAATCATTCTCTATCAGTAAGGGAAATTCTCTAAATATTGGTTTATTATAATCGGTTTCTACATAATCTTTTATACCTTTAGAACCTAGTTTCCTACAGTTCTTCCATTCTCCATTAAATTCTAATCTTGAGAAGATGTAATATAAATAATCAGCAGGTAAATCTGCCTGTGCAGCATTTGGTATATATGAAACTGCTGAAATGTTAGCTAAAGAAACGTTTGTAATCAAAGTTCTTAAGTTCTCATTTACAAACTGAGACTTCATGTCTCTATTTTCATTCTTTAATTGACTATACTGTTCTTTGATATAGTCCTTGACTGCTTCATTTAAGAAATAATCTACTTCTTCTTTTAAAAAATCATCATAAACATTGGAGGCAATCTGTTGTGCCCCCAAGTTTACTCCGATATGTAGTTCTTGAAATGTCATTTTAAGCGACTACAGATTTTCTATCTTCTAGTTTAGCTTTCATATCATTTATCTCTTTACTGTGTTTGGTGCTTTTGAAGAATCCAACAGCATCATCTAAACTTTCACCTACTACTTCATCAATATAGAAATAACTGTTACCTGACTTACGCAGCACTTCATTCTCTACCAGATCAGCAATAAGATCTTTGATCTCAAGTCTACTATCTGTAGCTACGTCATAAAAGCGTGTAGGATCAGTTTCCATTGCAGTGTGCAATGAGTTTTCTTTCTGGCTCTTACTCATTTTATCAGGATTACCAGAACCTATTACTCGAAGTACTCGATTAATAGCCTTCTCATCATCCATTACTTTAGAGAACTCTCTATAAGCTTTTGCTTTAGATTTAATACGATCATTCTCTTCTTTTGTCTCTCTGTCAGGATCATGAATATAAAAACGCTTTTTAACGCTCTTATTCATTTCTGATTTAGACTTTGCTACGTGAGGATGTTTCTTTGCCCAAATATACGTTAGGTAGTCTTTTACAGACTCAGGATATCCATCTTCATCTATATTAAGGTTAAGTACAGTTCCTTCTGAGGGAACTTTTATAGTAATACTTCTCCAGAAATTACGTGCTTCTTTTCTGAAATCATCAGAATCAGCAGGTACATCTATAATGAGAGGAAGCAACGTTTTCTCAAGCTGCTTATTCTTATTTGTTAGAGGTACATTATCTACATATACACTACCCAATCTATGGATAGCTGTCTGTCTGATTTCAATAGGCACATGGCTACTATGAGCCTCCTTACGTATAATTTGTACCTGTTTTTGTTGAGGTTCTAGCCCTGTTTCAGTTAATGTCTTTTTACTCATAATTTTAATTTAGGTTGTCTTCTTCTAGTTAAAATAGTGATGATGCGAAGGAAGAAGACAAAATGTTCAACCTTCACACCACCACAAATAATTTACTCAGCTACACACTGAAGATCAATAGAAGTATCAAACCTTTTCAGGCATACTCCAGCAGTCTTCAAGAAATGTACACTAGCACCATCAATGTCACTAGCTCTGAGTGGGCTGTTACCCATTCCACGAGGAACTACTGAACCAGCTACTCCCCATTTCATCATTTCACGACCTTTCTTATTGATCATTTGGATGTTAGTCTCACCATCATAGCGAGATTGATCAACAAATACCATTCTGTAAGATTCCATAGGAAGCCCACTTTCAGGGTGTCGTCTACTTGCCTGAGCAAGTGCTGATCTGTCAAACAGGGGCGTTTTAACCACATTGATAGTATGACCATCAATGTGCTCATAACGTTTGAAGTATCCTGTCAGTTTCAGTTCTCTACCTGATCCTTCAAGGAACTTACCATCTGAATAGATAGTAAAGCCAGTATTTCCAAGCTCTTCTTTCATAGCTCTGTCAAATTCTCTAGCTCCACCTGTACCTGTGTACAGAGTTACGTTCATTGCTTGTGCGTCAGTCATTCCAAAGAATACATCACCAATCAACTCACGAAGCTTGCTTGCAGTCAAACGACTGTATGTATCTTTGTTAATGATTTGATCAAGAAGACCAGGACCTACTTGTACAGGCTGACCATTCTCATCTTTCATTTGTACAACTCCATTAGAGTCATATGATCTCTTACCATACCATAGGTACAGTTCAGATTCTTCTTTCCAGCTTAGGAAATGTTGCCATTCCTCATAGTCCATCCAGAATTTAGATGTACGTCCACCTTCAATAGGTAGCTCAAATTCAGCTACATAGTCCTTAGCATTACCAGAGAACTGGTAAGACTTACGTATAGTCGTCAGTTTATGACGAACCTTAGCAGGTGATTGCCAGTTAGCTGCATTCCCTCTGGAGAAGTCAACACCTACAGGTGCAAACATTTGACCAAAGTTCTTACCTGACTGCACATCTTCTGCAGGCATGGCAGGAATATCAGGGCTAGCAAGTTCTACAGTGTAATCCCAGTTGTTTCCATTAGGACGTGGTTCTCCCATAATACGAACCTGTACTCCTGATTCAGAGACAAGAATGTATCGGTTAATAAACCATTTATCAGGGAATGTTAGGACAAAAGGTTGTCCTCCTCTACCCAAGTCAGCAGTGCTGGCTGGTGTCTTTGCAATAGGTCGAGTTTTTCTGAAGTGATAATTCACGTCATACTCATACTCAAGCTTATCAATAGATTTTGTATTGCCAAGACCCTCGGTTAGAAAACTGAGAGGAAATTTCTTATCCTCTCGACCACCCAAATGGGTAATCATAGGAGAAATCCTTTCAGGACTTGACACTAGTGCATTTGACAGACTGTTCATGTCTGTCATCTGATCACTATTATAATATGTCTTTTTTACTTTCATAGTTATTATTATTGTTTAAGGTTAGGTTGAAATAGCAAGTTTAATCAATTCTAAACTCTAGTTTTTCAACGTTTCCGCTGCTTTTTTCTAGATCAGGGTCTTGACTGTCACTTCTACTACGATCTTTGTTACTCTTTAATTTATCTTTCAAACTTTTAGTAGCCTTTGAGCTACCTTGCTTCTCCATCATCTTAGCTACATTATCTATCCCATAAAACAGGATAAGATCCACTGCCAGATGATCTTCTGTTGTCATTTCATTACTTCTCTTATCCCGTTCAGAAACCCCTGTCTCAGGATCTGGATTAATAAATGACTTAAATTCTTCCTTCTTCGATTCAGAAACTGGAATATTTCTTACAGTACCTTTATCAATAATGGTATTGACTTCTTTCCAAGACTCTTCAGCTTGCTCACGTTGAGCTTTTTTACGTGCTTCAGTCTCTTTAACAATATGCTGTTTCTCTTGCTTTTGAACCTCTCTGAGATCATTTAGAGAATCCTTAGATTCATCTAATAAATTACCAGAATCTTCAATAGCCTGGATGTTACGTTTGATTCTACCATCTGATAGACCTTTAGACTGTAAAGATGCACGTATAATCTCTTTTTGAGAATCAACATCATTTTCATCAATACTTATTTTACTAAAGTCAGTAGGAGGATAGAAGGTTTTAATAAAATCTTCAGGATCTCCACCAGAAGCTTCATATTCATATAAAGCTTTTACATTAGGTGAAGCCTCTACCATCTCATTATAACGTCTTTCAGACTCCTTTTGACCAATAAGTTTCGTTAATTTAGTAAGGCCTTCTTCAGTATCTTCAATACCTTCTAATTCGCCTTCTTCAAATTCATAACCAAATCCTTGCATGATGGTATCAACAACTCTAGGCTCATCATCTTTATCGCCTTTATCGCCTTTATCATCATCATCTTCATCTTCCTCATCAGATTCTTTAGACTTAGACTTAGATTTGCCTTCATCAGATTTATCATCTTTTTTAGACTTATCTTCATCATCTTTGTCTTCATCTTCATCAGTTTTAGGATCTTCAAGCTCTTCAAGCTCAGGCTCTTCATTTGCACTAGGGTCTGCTAAAGCCCCAAAGTCTATATCATCTACTGATAGTCGTTCTTCTTCTTGTTTGTCTTTGTCTTCGTCTGCCATAGTTGAATATATGTAGTTTAATGGTTATTTGTAAAATTATTTTTTATAGAATCGTGTACCTTAATTATATGACACTAATTGTTCTTAGGCTTATTTGTCTGTGTACGTTTAATGCTAAGGTCTACTCTTTTAAGGGCTTCTTCTACCCTGTTAGCTCTACGCTCTTCATTGATTTTTTGCTGCTCAAGTTGAGTATTATCAACGTTTTTAGCTTGGTCTACAGTATTACGCATGTTTTGTACGTCTTTCTGTGCTTCAGCTTGGATGAGAGCTTCTTCAATTTTTGTTTGATTATCTCTAATATTTCTACGTTCTTCACCTTCCATCTCAGCTTGCTTGATAGACATATCCATTTCTTTAGCTTCTTTCTCCATTTCTGCTATAGCTGCTTCTTGCTTGGCTCTAGCATCTTCTGCTAATTCAATCTTACGTTTGATTTCAGCAAAGCTGTCAGATTCTAAGATAGAAGCAATAGTAGACATATCTCCTTGATTTTGAGCAAATGCCTGTGTCATATTCTTCATCCTATCCAGATTCTCTATATCTTTCCTAGCAGATGATATGAAGACACCATATTCAGCTTCAGAATATTGCTGACCATCTAATTCAAAGAATTGCTGTGTACCATCTGGCATAAGGTATGTTCCTTTTTTACCATTTATCCAAATCTCTTGACTGTTATCTACAAGACCTTGTGCATTACGTTCTTCAAAACGATTATGTTTTCTAAAATAATCTTCTGTTATATAGGATGATTGTATAATAGATTGCTCTGTTACACCCTTACCATCATAAGAATCTATATTACCCTGTCTTTGTCTAGGTACACCAGATGCTTCAAACCATTCCTGTTTTACAGAATCTAATAAAACAATGTATTGTTCTATTGTTCTGATAGATAGGTCTAACGCTTTCTTAGCTTGTGGGTTTAATTTCTTACCTTCCTGATTGTAGTCCATCCATGCTATACCTGTAACTTCCAGATAATGCATAAACTCATCTATACCCCAATCGCCTGGTATAAGGGATAAATCGAATTCTGCTACAATATCTTTTGACTTAGCAATAGATAGCTCAAGCCTGTACTTGTAAATATCATAGATAAGCTGATAGGGAATACCCATCATTACTAGTGAGATATTAGCGGAATTCCTGTTTGAGTATTTTCTACCATTGACAGGAAGTTTACATCTAGAAGGATTATCTAACGATCTTCGTTGATTTTCACATGGATATGTATCTATATAGATATTATCATCTATACGAACACCCTGCCATGATTCATTTACCCATAACCATTCTACTGATTCTTCTTCTGAAGGTTCATAATTTTCATCAACTATTCTTTCTTCAGGCTTACCTGTCATTTCATCTATGTATGTCAGAAATCCTATTTTCTTAAAGGACTTCCAATAGACTTCCATAACTTCAATGAGACGATCATTATCATTCTCAGGAGCTTCTGTATCTGAACTAAACGATAAAAAGCTTTCACGGTTGTATTCAGGATCTTCTAGATAATCAACATCTTCAGGAGTTAGCTCTTTGTGCCATTTATCTATGATAGATGATGCAGTCATGAATCTACGTAATACACACCAGTCACCATCTTCTACAAACTCCAGCTCAGGATCTTTATCATAGTCTATATCCAAAGGGTTAACTACTCGATACTCAGGCTCATTATTGTTTGTACCTATAAAAGCGTACTCTTCACCTGCTACAAGAAAGTCTTTCCACAGCTTTTGATTTTTATCGTATACTTCACAATACTGCTTAATAAAGTTCCATGCATGTTGGCCAAGCTCACTTCGTATATCTGTATAATTTCTTTGAAAGAAGTCAATCTTTTCCTCTACAGTAATTTGATCCTGCTGTTGTTGCTGTTGTTGTTGCTGTGGGTTTTTAGCTTCTACTCTTTTCTGCAGAATACTATAAAATTCATCTGATAGGGCTTCTACAATAGCTTCCTGCTCTTTCTCTTTCTTAATATCTGTAGCATCAGAATTGACTGCAATTACAGAAGCATTGTCTGGTCTTCGAGCTTTCTCCCCAATGAGAACATCAACAATAGGTTTGATGATATTATATCTTTTCAGATCAGCTGGTACATTCTTACGTTTAGCTCCTCCATAAGGCTGTAGAACATATCTATAATCTTCACTATGCTTATGACCATTGTAATAATCATACAGTTTTTTAATATCTGAGCCATAGCCAGAGTTTCTATTAAAGAAAGATAGTTCTATATAAGCATCTACAGTTTCTTCTTTCCACTCTTGATCTTTTTGATCAAAAGGAATCTTCTGTTTGGGTATTCTATGTAATGTACTTTTATCTACAGCCATTTAGTGTCTTAATCGGTTAAAGAAATCATCGTTAGTTCTGCTAGGTTGTTTAGGCGCTATAGTATAATTAAATAATTCTTTGTCATAGTACATTCCTACCATGAGCGCACGAACTCTATCAAAGTTACCTTTTTTATTGTATTTAATCAATTCTTTTAATAAGGCAGTATCATATATCGTATTTAGTATCTTAACAGGGTTGCCATCCTTGTCTTTTCCTATAACAGTAAGTAGCCAGTCTCTTATATAAATTTCACCTTGATCTATTCTAGGAGTAGTCATATGCATTCCATAGGGACGATTTACTCTATTACTTTGAAGCTCTTTCTTGTCGAGCATTTCAAACTCTTCTTCCAGGTAGTGTAATTTTTTAAATCTCTTAGCGTAGCCTATTACATCTCCACGATCATTTTCAAATCCTATCTTAGCACCATAATACTCAGCTAGTAAAAATAGATTCTTGTTATATTCATCTTGAGTAGATGGTCTTCCTACATAAGAAGCTACAACAGCTCCATTAAAAGTAGGAGAGAAGTTATTGGTACGTTTAATTATATAAGCAGCACCTAAAGATTCTTTATCAGAAGAGCTATCATGAGCATAAGGATCATGGCATACGATGTATAATCCTTTAGGTATATTACCGTCTTGAGATCTATATGGAGCTTCTTTAATACATATAGCTCCTGTAAGATCATCTTTTTTGCTATGAGGATAGACAAGAATAGGTTTAACATCCTGAGAAGGTTTAAACTTAATCTTATTGTTTGCACCTGTATACAACTGTCCAGGTGTCATTATAGAAGTCCTACCAGATGCTTTTACTTTATTGTATTGAGCGTTGAGTTCCTGAGTTGGGAACAGATTATTATCTGAAGATAATACAGCTTCTGAGGGTTTCTCAGCATGCTCTGCTACATATTGTTGGAAAGCTTTGGCAGAATCACCTTTCTTCTTGTTCTTACGTTCTGACTGCTCATACTCATAAGCACCCTCTCTATCAGAATTACCATCTTCATCAATATACCCATCAAGGTTTAAACAGTTAGGATGAAAGAATCCTGCATCTGTTCCTTCAGCACCATCATCCCAGATATTATCAAACACTAAACAGTCATACACAGAGGGTCTTTCAAACAAAGCTTCTGCAGATGTAAAATCAGCTCCTTCAGTACCACCAGTACCAAAAGAAATCATAATACCAAGAGTTTTGGCACCCTGTTTTACCAAAGGCATAGCAATCTCCCATGCATCTAGTAGCTCAGGAAACTTACCTGACTCTTCCCATAAAATCAGTTCACCAGCAGCTCCACGTACAGCATCAGGGTTATCATGAAGAGAAATACCTGCAATAAGAGACTGCCTACCTTTTTCAATTTCTTTACCATCTAATTTTCGTTTATATCCTGACTTTTTATAATCTGTCTGATCTTTTAATCTAGGCTGACCCCAAGGCGTATGTTCATCTACATGAGATAAAAATTCCCATGCTTTGTTAAGAATAGCATCTTTACCATCCAGATACTTACTATCACCAGCTAAGATAAAGTTTTTACTACGCTTAATATGATAGTAGTTTCTGACACACATAGCAGCATTCTTATATGAATACCCTTTTCTACGAGCTTTGAGAAGATTTAAGTGCTTGTTATGCTTTCTGGCATACTCCACAATAGAGAAGTAAAAATAATCACCATCATAGAAAGCAGGGAAAGTATTCTCCCTTTTAGACATCATATTCCCTTCATTATCCTCTACTTCTACAGCTCTATCAATAAGGCAGTAGTTTAAATAGAAATAATGGTAACCTGTTATATAGGTTTCATTAGGGGCTGTATATCCATATAGGCACCTGTCTACTTCTCTATCCCAGTGTTTTTCAAATTCAGTCTGATCCAGGTAAGGGTCTAGTTTTGTGTAGACTCCATGCTCTTTAAAGTAATGAGCTGCAGGAGAGAATAGATAGGAATCTTTGAAGAACATAGAATCATAATCAAGATGGATTCTTCCTTCTTCTGTAACTTCTATAATATCTTCAATTCTCTTAGTTACATTATCCTTCATTATACTTGTTTATCTTGTACCCCCCACGAACTTCAATCTCTTTATCTCTCTGTTTTTTAACACGTTCTTCTAGTTTCTCTAGTGAATCTGTTATCTCTCCCATTCTCTCAAGAGCACGTATAACATCATTTACCTTATGCTTAGGCTTACCTTTATCGTCTTCTTCTGTAAGATCTACAGCATTAAGATAGCTAATAATCGTATAGCACCCTTCTCTAGCAGACTGAAGTAATCTTACAGGTAGAGTTTCAGTCATCTCCTTATACTTTTCAGATGCTTCTAAGAGTTTTTTATCTGGTTTATATTTGTCATCATCAAAGATTAGCTTGCCTACTTTAGTCCAGCGCTCTTCTTCTTCTAACGCCTGATAAGGAGATAGAGGATCAAACATAAAATAGATCCAGGCAAATTCTTTCGTTGCATGTTTCTTTTTTCTACCATCTGAATCTCCTTCAGATCCTTTATCCCTAGCTATAATGTCTCTAAAGACAGGGATAGCTCGTATCTCAGGATTAGGTGTAGCGTAATTATCCTTTACTTTTAAGAGTTCTATCATCTGATACTTTCTTTAGTAGTTCCAAAAGTAAATTTGTCTTTCTTTGTATAGGCTTCTTCCTTCGCTTCTACATTCTTCATTTCTAGTAATTCTGCAAATTTCTTTAATACATCAGCCATATGCTTTAATAACATAGATATAACTGGATTCTTAAAATAAACTCTTCTATAATTAAGTTCAATATCTTTATACAGATCTAATAGTTGATCTCTCAAGACTTTTAAGATTACATCTCCATTTGGAACATCTGTAGAGTTTATATCAGGTTGATTTTTTAAGTGTTCTGCCATTACTGTTCTCCTTTAATTTTTTAAGTCTGTAAGGATGCACATCAAATTTACCAAAATAAGGCAATCGTATAGATTCTCCCCCTCCTTTCTTCATAACATAGGCTATACATTCTATTTGGGACTGCACAGCTTTCTCTATTTCTTTCTTTGTCTTATTATGTTTTTTAGCCAGGTAATCTATTATTTCTGATCTATCCATTTTATCTTAAATACAACTTCTTTTTCATTATTAGGAACTAGTAACCAATGAATTTCATAGCCTGAGTCTATCTTTCTGATAGCTTTTTTATCATGCATTCTTTTAATATAGTTATTTAAAGTATTGAAATTATCTCTACCTAATCTTTCTGCTACCTGTTTCTTTATTTCAGTACAAAATACATTAATGTCTATATTAGATGCTTTTAATTGTTTTTGCTTATCAATAAATGCAGCTAGTACTTTGATTTCAGTATCAGTGAGTCCAAAGATACCGTTCATTAGCTGAACATACTGAAAAGTAGTTTTAATCTTTACGGTTGTCTTTTTCTCTGTCATTTAGTGATTCATTTAATTTAATCTTGTATATGTTATCATCTGATTTTTGGATCTCACAGTTATCTGCACTTTCATTAAATGCTGATATAAGCTGATCAAAATTAGGTGTTTTCTTACTTATATGATTCAGTAGAGAGGCTAATTCTTTAGAGGCTTGTATTACTTCGTCTACAATCCTTTTCATGTTCTTATCTCTTTTCTCTAAAGTAGATACTTTTCGTTTAATACGCTCATATGTATCTAAGCTGATCTTTAATTCTCCTACAATTTCAAATTCTTTAGTTATATCCATTATAGATACAGGGTTGGTTGGTATTCTTTGTTATATCTAATAGCACAGATAGGCTCTTTAGTATCAGATCGTGTAAAGATATAGCAAAGTGCCCCCTCTTCACTTTCAAACTGATACTTTAAAATATGTGCTTCAGGATTCTCAGACTTTATTTTCTTCTCAAAGTCTCTGAGAAAGGGATGAATAATATCGTTTGCTGTATTGTAGATTTGCTTAGCAAACTCGCTGTCTTGTTTCTCTGGTTGCTTCTTTTTATTAACTGTCATAAGTGTATTATAAAGTTATTGTCTTCTTCATTACGAAGATATAACAAACTTCTTTATAATACAAGTATAATTAAACCTGGCTCCATCCAAAGTGTCCATATTGCCCGCTTGGTTTTCTAAACCCTTGTCCTTGATCAATAAGCTCATAGGTATTACCTTCATCAACAACTTTCGTACCCAAGTCCATTGCTTGAAATTCATGAGATTGGAAACTGCTCCATTCGGGAATATTTGTTGGATCTGGAACTCGAATGAATAATGCTGGTACATCTTCTACATTGTGATGAGTTCTATAATGAGGTTGTCTGGCTTTTACGGGTGTTCCATTATAATTATACACCCTCTCTTCAACCCATTCTCCCTCTTCTGGAAGATCAGGAAGTTTGGCTGTGAAGTTAGATACAAATGCAAGTTGTGTCGCTTCATCTTCGGTAAGTTCAAATACCAGTTGACCTGTAACCGTTTCTTGATCGGGGTTCGTTTGTCCTATATGAAGAACATCTCCCGTCTCATCGTGAGCTACCCAATACGTTGTCTTTGTTGGTTTGCTTATTCGTCCCATTATACACTACCTCCGTCTGTGATTGTCCATGCTGGATCTGGATTTACTCCTGTAAGATAATTATGAGCGTCTACTGCGTTGTCATAAGGTGTTCCGCCGTATATTGTTGAGTTATAAGTTATCGTTCCTGCTCCTAATGCTATTCCTGAAGGAAGGCCTGCATTTCCGTCTACAAAATTACCCCATCCGATAAGTGCTCTGGAATAGTTCTCTGCAGAGAGTCCTGAAGACTCAAACATCCGACTCATATCCGTAACGGAACTCACATTCCAACTTCCTATATCCTGATTGAATGCAGAGGCTGCATGGAACATCCTGTACATATTCGTAACAGAACTCACATCCCATCCTGAAATATCCTGATTGAATGCAGAGGCTTGATAAAACATAAATCCCATATACGTAACGGAACTCACATCCCAACTTCCAATATCCTGATTGAATGCAGAGGCTTGATAAAACATAAATCCCATATCCGTAACGGAACTCACATTCCAACTTCCTATATCCTGATTGAATGCAGAGGCTCCAAAAAACATAGTATACATATTCGTAACAGAGCTAACATCCCAACTTCCAATATCCTGATTGAATGCAGAGGCTTGATAAAACATAAATCCCATATCCGTAACGGAACTCACATTCCAACTTCCTATATCCTGATTGAATGCAGAGGCTGCATGGAACATCCTGTACATATTCGTAACAGAGCTAACATCCCATCCTGAAATATCCTGATTGAATGCAGAGGCTTGATAAAACATAAATCCCATATTCGTAACAGAACTCACATCCCAACTTCCTATATCCTGATTGAATGCAGAGGCTGCATGGAACATCCTGTACATATTCGTAACAGAACTCACATCCCATCCTGAAATATCCTGATTGAATGCAGAGGCTTGATAAAACATAAATCCCATATACGTAACGGAACTCACATCCCATCCTGAAATATCTTGATTGAATGCAGAGGCTTGATAAAACATAAATCCCATATACGTAACGGAACTCACATCCCAACTTCCAATATCCTGATTGAATGCAGAGGCTCCAAAAAACATAGTATACATATTCGTAACAGAGCTAACATCCCATCCTGAAATATCCTGATTGAATGCAGAGGCTTGATAAAACATAAATCCCATATACGTAACGGAACTCACATCCCATCCTGAAATATCTTGATTGAATGCAGAGGCTGCACGGAACATATGTCCCATATTCGTAACAGAGCTCAAATTAGGTATATCCGTAAACGTTCCAATCATATTTGAACAGCCATAGAACGCTTCTTCCATGCTCTCCCATGCAATATTACCCCAGCTCTGAATCTCTAATAACTTGAGCTTGTCTCCGCCATTAGCAAACTGAATATGAGGGAAAATTCCTGTTATCCCTACAATATATTCTCCTGCTGTGGCATAGGTATGAGTAGCATCTCCCGTTAGCCCTGTGGAGATGTTCCCATCCCCCCAGTCTACATCGTAGTTGAATGTTCCTACTCCCGTAGGAATGGTGAATTGAGTATCAGTAGAAGTACCCGCATTATCACTCTTCACAAGCATTTGGAAAGCAGGGTTTGATTCTGATACTCCCCTTGATTTTATCGTATTAAGTGATATAGCTAATCCTAGCTTCATATTAGTATAAGGCTATTATATTTGTAACTGTACTTGACTCTTTAATATATATAGGTCTTATTTCTATAATAATCCCTACAGGTAATCCTACAAACGTACTTTCAATACCTCTATGATCTATTACTGTAAGGTCTCCTTCTCCCCCTATATACAATGCTCTAGGTATTTTACTACCTTTTAGTTCTTTATTATCATCAGGAGAGACAGCTCCAAAATTAAAGCTGGTTGATTGATCTTTTACTGCTTTTGTGGTTTTATTAATATTTTCTGATAAACCCATAGCTTGGTTTCATTTGATTAGGCGTTAAAGCTTAAGATAGCTCTACCACTTGCATAAAGTCAAATAAAATTATGCAATATCATCTGGTAGGGAATGTATAATTGCACTAGAAGCTGGATTTGAACCAACACCCACAGGTTTGGAATCTGTGTGACTACCGTTATCTTATTCTAGCATTTGATGGCAGGAGGAGAATCGAACTCCCATCTAACTGGTTAACAGCCAGTCGCTTTACCATTAAGCTACCTACCATTATATTGAGGGATCTGTAAGACTCGAACTTACACCGACAGGGACACGACCTGCCATGCTACCATTACAATAAGAACCCTAATGTACTCATGGTAGGATTTGAACCCACATAAAAGGACTTAGAAGATCCTTGCATATCCATTCTGCCACATGAGCATTAATGTAACACTTAATTAATGTATGCTTCTATTCTTACATTAAAAGAGGAGAGCAAGGGGATCGAACCCTTACAAGCCTTTTCAGACTCATCATGGTTTTCAAGACCAATAAGTACGCCAACCATACGGCTCTCCTTATTATGTACCCCAGGAGGGGCTCGAACCCTCAATCCCAATTTATCGGGCGGTGGATTTTAAGTCCACTGCGTATCTCCATTTCCGCCACCAGGGTTAATAAGAGGAGAGAACTGGATTTGAACCAGAAAGTTCTATGACTTCCACCTGTTTAGCAAACAGTGCTCAAGACCAACCTGAGATTACTCTCCTTATGTAAGATTTTATCTAATTTCTTTACATATTATATCATTATTTAAAGTTTTGTCTGTTTTCTTTATTAGTACCAGAGAAGAGACTCGAACTCTTAATCCTCTAAGGCGTTAGTTTCTAAGACTAATGTGTATATCCATTTCCACCACTCTGGCATTGCTGGAGGAGCAGGGATCGAACCTGCATTCTAGGGTTCAAAGACCTATGTCCTGCCATTAGACGATCCTCCAAAATAAAAAAGACTCCCTGAGTCAACAAGGAGCCTTATGTTATTACTGTATTATGTCTAAAGTAAAAGCAATTACATAGTATCTCCCCTGTCTCTCTGTCTGAGCGACCAATTAAAATTACTATGTAATTGCTGTAGTTTCATACATCTATAATAATGGTATCTATAATTAAAGTCAAGTACTCCCAGAAAGATTTGAACTTCCATTTCTTCTATGTAACAGAAGAAGTCTACCATTGACGTATAGGAGCAAAAGAGCCCTTGACAGGAGTTGAACCTGTACTCAGAGGTTCGTAATCTCTGTTTCTATCCAGTTGAATTACAAGGGCTAATGTACTCAGGGATGGAATTGAACCAACGTGTACCAGCTAACCTTTCTACCGTGTATCAGACGGAGGGTATACCTGAGCATGGAGAACACAATGAGATTTGAACTCATATAAAAGGTTTTGCAGACCTTCGCCTGAAGCCATTCAGCCATATGTTCTTTTGTTGACCTGATCAGATTTGAACTGATTATCTCCTCTTTATGAGAGAGGTGCTTCTACCACATAAGCTACAGGTCGATATAAGTGCAGGATACCAGACTCGAACTGGTAGATCAACTTTGGAAGAGTCACATGTTGCCATTAACATCAATCCTGCAAAAGATCCTCCATAGGGAATCGAACCCTCTTCCTTGGTTTACAAAACCAAACCTCATCCAGTAAAGGCTTTGGAGGAATATGTATGTGGAGCCACTGAGACTTGAACTCAGACACCTACCGTGCAAGGGTAAGATTCTATCCAATTAAATTATAGCCCCTAATGTTGCAGTCTAAACGGGACTTGAACCCACACCCCCTTCAGTGACAGTGAAGTGCTCTACATTAAGCTACTAGACCATATATGTGTGGAGATACAAGGACTTGAACCTCATCATTCCCAGGGCTTCAACCTAGAGCACTACCTGTTATGCTATATCTCCAAATATTGTTATTTGTAACAACTTATAGAATTAAAATGTTGATAATACTAACAACTTGTCAGGGTGCGGGGTAACGATCCCCGTTCCACAGTTTAAAAGACTGTTGCTTCACCGTTAAAGCTTCACCCCAATATATCTTGGTTATAGGTATATTATTAAGCCCAAATGGGCTTTGTTATATCAGCGATATATTGGAATGATAGTATTGTCATCGTTTTACTCTATTTTAATGTTATATTTGCCATCGTGCAGAGAGAGGGATTTGAACCCCCACAGACTTTCGTCCAGTGGTTTACAGCCACCTATGCTCGCCAATACTAGTCTCTACATAGCCGTTTTTTATTGACTTAACGGTACTTACCGTACTCTATCTTTCAAGAGAGGTTATTTCAAACGGAACCTTATGTCTGGTAGGTTGGATTTGAACCAACGGATTATTTAGCTTCCAAAGCTAACGAGTTCAGCCCTCTGCATTGCTACCAGATTTCATAAACCAAAAAAAAAAAGCCTTCTCAAAATCAATTAAGAAGGCTTAGGAGGTAATCATTTTCATGCTTATCTACATACACCTTCTCCTGCTATGGCACCATCTCCACAACGGGTAATCGGCTTATATGTAAATACGTTTAATTTCATATCCTCAATATATATCTATTTAAACATCTTGTCAAATTCTTTTTTAGGAAATTTGGCAATATATAGACCTGCATAGAAGTCAAAGTCATTTTCATAGTGAATGTCATCTCTATACCCATAGAATACATACACATACCCATCTTTCTCAACAATATGGAATGGTTGCATCTGACCAACTTCTACACAATCTTTGCATGTAGGATTAGGTACATCTTTAGGTGTTTTGCGTTCATGGAAGTTTCTAGGGATAACGCTACTATTATTAAGTAATTCTACTCTTCCACCATTAAGTATAGCAGGAACAATGATTGTTTCCCCAGTAAAACGAAATCTTCTACGAAAATCATACTTAAAATCTCCTGCACCACGCTCTATTACTCTGTCTTTCTCCTTCTTATACAACTTGACGAGCATCCTAGACTCATCTAATAGGACAGATGAATAGAAGTCAGCTATTCCATTCTCTTTTTCTTCATTCCAACCAGATGTTTCAGGAGTGTCATACCATTCAGGAGCTGCTATAATGTCTCCTCTACTCCAGGTCTTTCCTTTATCTGCAGATACGTGAAGAGATATACCTCTACGATCTTTTAATACTTCATCTATAACACGTTTATGCATCCAATCAGGAGCATACTTCTTAAAAGCTTCTTCAATACGTGGTATGTCATCAACTTTAGGATAATCAGGCATGATTCCACCCCAACCACCTTTATTACGATCTCTGCTATTTCCTCTTACTCTACCTGTAGCAAAAATGTCTCCTTGAATCTCATTCATATTAAGAGCTCCATCCAGTTTCCAATCATATGACCCTTTAAATGTTAACTTCTTAAGATCATCTGATACATCAAATACCTTAATTTGGTCTCCCTCCTCATCTTTATACTTCTCTCTATAGAAGATAATATCATCACTAGACAGTTGAAAGTATGTTCCTTTTGTCTGATTAGCAGCTTTTTTAAGACCTTCCCAGTTTTCAAGATTATCGCTTTCAAAGTAAACCATTCGTTCACCTCTGCGATCAAAGGTATAAAGTCTCCACTTTCCTTTGTACTCTATTAACCCCCTTAAACCAGGTGTAAACACACCATTCTTACTGTCTTCATGTATAGTAATCTTTTTTACTTCTTCTACTGGATCAGGTTTATCATCAGACTCATCGTCAGACTCATCGTCATTATGATCTTCTTCACCTATAAATACACTAAATCTTCCACTTACATACTCACTATCCAGACTAACTATCTGTACTCTCCACAATCCTATCTTACCTATCCATATTTTAATAGGCTTATCCTCATCTACATCCCCTACATAGTCTACAACTGAGTGTATCTTCTCAGGATTAGTACCCCCTGGTTCTAGATTTTCAGGAACATATTGATATAGTATGTTCAATTCTTCTTTAGAATCAGCTGACACTATAATATGATTACCCTCTGACTTGACTTTTATATTAGTAACAGGTTCAGGTTCAATAGGTTCATCTAGTATAGCTAATTGAGCTATGGCTTTCTCCATGAATTCTTCAGCTTCTCTGTTTTTCCCAAGAGCTTCTCTTAGATCTTTTAGTATAAATTCTTTCATAATTTAAGTATGTATCCAGTTAATATTAATAAGAATGCTATGATTTCAATCCACCATATTGCATTCTCTTTGTTAAATAGTATGATAGATAAAGATAAGAATAACACCAATGGTAGCCAAACATCATATAATAAGCCTAAACCAATGAGCGCTGAGCTTATAGCTATTCCAGCAGCAACCCCGTGTAATATCTTTGAATGTGCTAAGTTTTCTCTATACTCCATTGTAACACCTGTAAATAACAGTCCTGCAGAGGTAAGAAAACCCCATCCTTCCATACCTTGAAAGAGGTTTAAGAAAGCTAATGCCCAGCACATTAACATGAAATAATACTTTCTATCTTCTCCAAAGTGATAAGCTGTAGAAGAAATACTATCAGGTATACCAAATAGCCTGTAAGTTACAATGATATAAACAATGAATATGGTAAGTTGGGCTATTGTTATATAGATCATAGTGGCGCTGACAGGATTTGAACCTGCGTCATTCAGGATATGAGCCTGAGCTGGAACCACTCCAGTCCACAGCGCTAAGTTCATCTAATATACAAATACTGTTATAATCATCAAAAAAATATAGTAAAAATTTTAGGAGTCCCACCCTATACAGAAATAAAAGAATATATCCATGATCAACCCCCCCTGTGGAAGCCGTCTACTTCTATATACAGGGAGGGGTATTTTTTAAAAAGTAGTGTGTGTGTCGATGTGAAGACCACCTCTTAAAGTGACCCCTACTGATTAACGGGCTTTAGACACCCCCGCATTCTTAAATGCGAACTATATTGGGCGTAGAGTTGATACACAACTTAGACCCATTAACCTAAATAGGAGATAGATCATGGAACAAGGATTCGTTAAGCAACGTATGTCAGTAGAGAACATGGAAGAGAAACAGACCAAGATCATTGGTGTGCGTCCTACCAAGGATGATTCAAAAGTCCAATTAGTATTCCTGCAGAACACAGGGCAGGTCAACTTATTGGCAATGCATAACTTAGGTGATGAACGTTGGAATTCCAGCAATGGTAGACCAGCATGGATCACATCAACACTCACAGCTATTGAAGCGCTGTATGGTAGCACATATCCAGAAGTGTTGGTTGCATCTAAGAAGTGTATTGAAGATCAGGATTATGTGAGTCTTGATATCAATAACCCTGAGATTCAGGGTAATAGAGTGGTTGTTCAGTTTAATGAGACACTCACTCCAAGGGCAACTGATATAGCCACAAGTGAAAGGCTAAAACAGAATGCCAAGCAGGACGGGAATGGTAACTTCTTGCTTAAGGACGGTTATGCCATCTTTGAGCGGATTACTTTGGACTTCATGAAGAATGTGGACGAGATTCACAATCGTATTGAGCATGATAGTTCTACTACCGATTTCCAAGATCTGCAGTATCAGGAGCCTAATGCTTCAAGTACAGCAACCAAGGAACCTGCGCCCAAAGGTGACAAGGATCTCGTTGGTAAAGAGCAGTAAATATTCAGGGGGAGTAGGTTGATAGCCTGCTCCTCCCTTTAACAACAAGGTTAAAAACCTGCGGTTTTTGTTTTTTTATTTTATTTTTTTTTCTGCTTCAGCAAACAGACTAGAGATGAGTTCCACAGTCTATTCATCACTACCAGATGATATTCTCTCTTTGCTTCAGCACACAAACTAGACACTATAAACTCAATCACATCACCATGACTAAACTAGAACAAGTATTACAAAGCGATTTATACATTGAATTAGGTAAAGAGAAAGTACTCTCTATTATTAAAGACATTAGGGAAGAGGAGTATCTGTACTTTCTTTGTAACATGTTTCAAGCTAAGCTGCAAGATCAGGACATTTACACTAGTAAAGAGTTAATACAAGAGTTCTTTAATATCTTTAGACCACCTCATGCTACTCGTGAATACCATAATTCTTTCTGGTGCCTAGGAGATGAACACATACCTAAAAGAAGAGGTGTTTTAGATGTTATAATCAACACATTGGAAGAGTTAGAAGAGATTCTTGGTTAGTCTATGTGTATGACGACCAGGACACCCACCATTACTTTTTTCTTCTTTTCTACTACTCTCTAAATCATAAATTGTACTAATATTACACTTTTGTATTAACTCTCTTTACAATGGTATATACAATTCACTAGTCATTTAACATTCAAAACTCACAAAATAATGGATAAATTTATTTACTATCTATAAACCATCTTTATAATTATGAAGTAAAGTTTGATGGAGGTAACACTCATCAAGTACTAGGCAAGTATAACATTTCATTTAATCATGAATTTAAACCTAATAGACCTAGAAACAAAAGGATGAAAAACCGTTAATTTAAAACACATATACACTATGACAGTAGATGAACGAATATATGAAATATGGAATCATGTAAGTAAGATAGCTAATGAAGATCCTGAGTTTGCTAGATCGTTAGTAAACTTAGAGTCTGTGCCTCAATGGTTACGGGATAAACTCAATCAGAATGAGGAGAAAATCGTGATATCCAAACTTAAAAATCAGATTACAAATGTGGATTCAATGACTTTATTATGGTATCAATTACAAAATGGGGAAGTAAAGAATTAGAGATAGGAACTGAGCATGACAAAGATGAAGAACTTGAGGTAACAATATTAAATGATGAAGGTGATGATATAAGCGTATGGCTGAAAAAAGAAGAAGTCAAATGACTTATAGAACATCTTCAAATGTTAGCTCTTGACTTACCATTTTAACTAATTAATAACACTTAAATACATAATACTATGCATGGAAAATCTTGGACAACCGAAGAAGAAGAAATACTACAGGATTATACTTACACTTTTCCTGAACAGACGAATCTTAGTAAGGCTGAAATAATTCACGCTGAAGGTTTGCTTAATTATAGGACTGAGCAAGCTATTTCTGTTAGATTCTCTGTACTTAAATCCAGAAAAAAAGAACAGAAAAAGAACGAAACTGAAACAATAGTCAGAAAAAAAGGTTCAGAAATAGCAGTACAGATAGCTACTGCTGTGTTAAATGAACTTACATCAGAGGAGCGTAAGAAAGTATTTCTTAATTTCCTCTAGTATACCATTAATAATAAAACTCACGAGGTAATAATGAAATATTCAGATGATTTAGTTCCTATGTCTAATAAAAGACTGGAACTTGAAAATATCGCTAAACAACTCTCTAACATACCAGCCATATATTCTGGTGGGTGTGGTATAGCTGCTTATGCTCTATATCAAAAAGCAAAAGAGCTGTTTCCTGATGGTGATGTGCAGATTGTTTACTCATATAATTTTAAAGATGAGTATAAAGCAAACGAGTCAGTGATTGAATCTAATGATTTAACAGGTGTTCATTCACCAGCTCATTGTTATATAACATTAAATGGTGAAAGGATAGATGTAATATATAATGAAAAGTGGAATTATAATACAATAAATACCACACGAGAATTTCTTGAACATTCTATTACTAGCTCTTCCTGGAATCCAAGATTTAATAGAGGAGAATGGATACCTGAAATAGAACAAATAACAGGAGTAGACTTACAGTTTGCTCTGCACTAAAACTCATTATTATGAAAAAACAAGATCAAAACATACAAATAGCAGTGGTAATAACAACGATTATAGCTTGTGTAGTAGCTTACTCAGCTGTCGATCAAGGACACTATGATCTAGTAATTGCTATGCTTCTTATATTAATCGTGAACTTTTGTATAGTTCCTAAACAAAAGCCCTATGAGACTTGACCAATTAACCAGCTATGAGCTCAAAGAACGTATTAAAACTCTCAATGATACGATTGTAAGGATAAGAAATTATGCTACAAGAGAAGATATTGAGGCGTTGGAAGCGGAGATTGAGCTCATTCAAAAAGAACAGGAGAACCGATGTTAGGAGAATTTTGGAGTACAGTTGTCTATATAATCGTCATGGGCATCATCAATGGTACTATCGTGTACATCATCGTACAGATAGCTAAATCAGCAGATAAATAACCCTTAAAACCGACTAGTTATGACTATAATAAAAGAAATCATCATCCTTTTAGTATTTATGGTTAACATCTTATACACTATTTGGATAAGCTTTGAAGTATTAAGCTTAATGGTATATGCACATATAATGCCTGAGATATATCAAGATTATAAATCTCATGTAAGTATGATGCAAGTATCTTATGCAACATTAGTAGTTATTAGTTACTTAGGATATATAGAATGGTTTGTATGAGTGTGAATTGTATACAGTGACCCTTTCTGTAGGACTTTTTGTAAAAAAAAAATTCCCAGTTAGGGTTTAACTGTATATTTCCACTGACCAGCTTATGTTTCCAGAAAGGATAAGAACCCATATCAGCTTTATAATACAGCAATTTATTGTTGCTATTGGGGACAACACTACCTCCTATGAAATGCCTTTGGAGTTAGCCAACCCAACTTCTGACCTGATACTACGTCCACTGGAGCCTCTCAGGTGATAGAGTGTTTTTAACTCTGCAACACCACTAAAATAAAAATTAAACTCACCAATCAAAAGATAATTATGAAAAAACATGCACTAACGGGATTTGGACATTTAATATACCCTATCTTCAAAGACTCAAAGAGAGCTGTTGAAAGAATAACACAGATAGTAGACTTTATGGATCAAAACTTCCATAAAAACCATGTATACTTTGGAACAGGAACATCTGGTGCTATCATTCTTACTCTAATTAATCATCTATTCAATCGTAATATTGTCCTTGTTAACAAAGGCAGTACTCACCACAGGATGATTATAGAAGGTAAAGTTAATGGTAACTCTATAAATCATGCTACTGAACTATATAATCGCAGACAGGAATATCATTTTGTATTTATAGATGATTTCTTAAATACAGGAGCTACTGCTATGAAATGTCTACATACTGTCTTAGGCCAAGCTAGCAACTTACCTCTTGATTTAAGAGCTAAAGTTGATGTAATGTTTGATGCTGTAGCTATACTATCTAAATGTGGTAGTAATGATGTAATTAATAGTTTAAATGACTACACTAAACATTACATACAAATAGAGGATTAATTATGGGAGAAATAGCAGACATGATGATAGATGGTATTTTAGACTGTTAAACAGGTGAATATATTGGACCACCTGTAGGATATCCTAGAACATCATCTGGTAGGAATAGGAATAGTGCAGTAAGAGGAATCAAAAACTTTCTTAGAATTCATACTGACATGGCTAATGAGGACTTGCACAAATATTGTCTTACATATCTAAAAGAGACTGGATTAGAATTCAATAATGCGCCACCTTGGATAGATGTAGGAGAAATTATACAAAAAGACTTTGAGCAATTTGCTCAATACGTTAAATCAAAACAATAACTAAATATCAAAACAATGAATGAAGAAACACTCGCAATACTTTACCCTGAGATGTACGGTGAAGAAGACCAATCAGAGTCAATGACAATCATTGATCTAGCCTAAAACAAATAATATTTAATACTTATAGGACTAATACTATGAAAAAGATAACACAGTTGTTAACACGCAGTAACAAGCAAATATCACAAGCAAGAGCACATCGTATTACTAAAAGTGTAGATACTTCTTTTCAGAAGAAAGTATTGAACCTAGAAGGTGAGATCTCTCAGATGGAAGATAGGAGAGAGCGTCTGCTTGATATGTCTTCAAGTAACGTAACTACAACCAAGAATGCAGTAGATGATCTCGAAGCAGATGGGTTTGTAGATGCTATTACTGACATTGATATTAAGCTTGAGCTTAAGAGACGACACATTAAAGTCGTTAAACAGTCTCAAGAAGATATCATGGGAGATGTAGTTGAAGATACGGACCAGTCATGATAGATGTCTATTTTAGTATATCCAAGCAGTATAGGAAGTATGCTGATAAAGACTATGATATTTTAGGTAGCTCCTTAAAAGCTATAGGCTATGAATCAGATGAGTTTAAGTTACGTAAGTTCAGTTCATCTGTTTATACATCTTGTGAGAATGAAGTTAGATATCCTGACTTTATGGTTACAAGCTTGCCTCATATAGGTAAACTTATAGGTAAAGGTAGTTACATAGAAATAGAATATGCTAGAGATAATGATATACCTGTATTTGTGATTATTGATGTCGATAGCAAAAGAAAGATGTTTCTTGTAGACTATGCTAAGCCTGTATATGAGAATGATTGGGTTATGCATGCTCGAATTACTCTCTACGATGAGGAGCCTATAGGTAAACAGCGTATGAAGGCTATATTCTCTAACTTCAACATAGATGAGCCTAAATCAGCTAAAGATCGCTGGATCAGAACAAACTCTCCTGTTACAGAAGAGATCGAAGAGACAGTAGATCAATCAGAGAACATATTGTTCTTGTTATAAATTTAAACGGGGGGGGGAAACTTTCTCCCTCTTATTTTAACTCTCAAAACAAATAATATTATGTTTACAAACTCTACAAGAGTCTCTCATAAACTAGAAGGTCCTAAAAGATTGGAGGGTGAGTACTTTAAACCATACAAGAAAAGAATACGTAAAGAGAATACCCTTATTGATAATTATATGAAAGGTGAAATTGTCTGGTATCCTGGTGGTATGGATAGTAGATCTATGCTATTATCACTAGCATTTCAAGGTAAAATTGAAAGCTCTGTAGTAAAACAGGTTCTTTCTAGTGCTCAAGGTACATTAAAAGGTAAGCCTACAGGTGAGTTACAACCTAATGGACTCCCTGTGCGTGCTAACATTAAATTGGAAGCTGAGCGTGAGAAATAATTTCAACTAGTCGGTTGAAGGTAGGAGTGAGAGAAGCTGGTATAATTTTGTACTGGCTTCTCTTTTTATATTATATAAAATACTGTTATATTACAGATTCATTGATAAAAACATGGGGGATTTCTGGATTCGACAGGATGTACCGTGTTATGTTTACAACGTGGCTGATGGACTACCATTACAGTTAAATTGAACTGACAACAATCAATCATCTAAAATTGTAGGGTTTATTGGCTCTGCAAGACAAGAACTGGCTCAAGCAGCTTAGACTTGTTCGTTCTACCTGATGCTAATAAGGAATCATAGAGCGTTATAATTAGCAGATCACCTGTGAGAAGGTTATAGAAACTCTGAGTGACAGCTAAGTAGCTATACTTTACTAGCTCATATAATATAATGTGAAAAATAGCAAATCGTTGTACAATAAATATAATGACAGCATTTTGGACAGGGGTTCGACTCCCCTATCCTCCACTTTAAAAGCTAATCTTATGGATGATAATCAAATTATATGCCCAGAGTGTTTAGAATTTAGTTCTGAAGAAGAATTAGATGAATACTACGGACTATGCAAAGACTGCGCAGAAGATGCAGAGTAGCATCATAGAACTGTTAGTGGTAATCTGTATGATTATACTTGCAGTAGAAACAATAAGACTGGGAAAGTTCCAGGTTAAATAACAACGTTCAATTTGAAGGAGCTGCTGAAAGCATAAAATAAAACAACTAATTATAATTATAATCTGTTGTATTATCTTTAATAGTGTGGCGCTAAAGCAAGTAAGCAGCTCTTTTCTTAATAAGAGGACATTATGATAGAAGACAAAGATGTAAGCATGCTAATAATAGCTCCAGAGAAAGGAGGTGGTGAAGGCCCTTATTACTTATTTGCAGAAAATGGTGAAGGACTAGCTAGTCACTGGTGCTCTTCTTCAGGATTTGCTAGAGGTGATCTTCATGATAACAGACCTGAAAGAATAAAAGAGTACAAGGAAAAGTATGGTGAGTACAAAGTAAAGTTTCTAGATGAATCTGGTATCACTGAAGATGAGTTGTTGAAACGTAATAAGGAACACGCAAAAGTTAACGGTTACTATAAAGAATAACATAGTGTAGTACTATTTAGCATTTTATTTATTTCAGGGTGTGGACAGATTGAGAAATCTTATGAGAATGCAAATTATAAAACTCTAGTCAATAAGGAGGTTGACTTGAAGTTTTACAGTGGTGGAAGTTTAGTAGCAGAATACAAAGATGCTACTATCACTTACAGTAATAGTGATTCTGAAGCTACCTACTTTGAAATCGAATAGGTAGTTTCTTTTTTAATACTAACATTTAAATTAAGAGAATATGAGTACTGACTTAAAAAAGTTAAAAGATACTGGTTCAAGAAGTGTACCCATGACTGTTAATAGATATTGGGGCGGTGAGGAGAATGGTTCTTGTATTCAACTTACAGCAGAACAAGAAGATGGTTCTATTGGATATATACAATTAAATCCTATAGATATTGCTGAGTTAATAGTAATATTTAAAGATCATATTTTTAATAATAGCAATTAAATAAGGAATACTATGGTAATACTTAAATTAACTCATGCTGTTTCAGGTTATAATTATAGCACTGCTATAGATTCTAGTTTAGAAGAGGCTGAAG